TAGAAAATCCTTTGGATTATAGGGGGTGAAAAATTGAAACTAAATGATTTAATAAAGAGATTACTAAGAAAGCAAACAGGATTAGATTTAAATAATCCGGAGCACCTACAACTTGTTAAAAAAGTTCATGGAAGTTATTACGCATTTAAAAATATTTATAATAAGATGTATTCTTACTATAAAGGTGATACTGATGCAATCAAGAAGTATTTATTTGTAACTGAAAGATCTAATTTAAAAATAAATGCTAACTTTATAAAGAAATTTATAAAAGAGGAAGTTGCATATACGCTCGGTAATGATATTACTTATGAATCAAGAACGGATAACGAAGCTATAGTTAGTGACATTGAGTATTATACTGCACACTGGAATGAATTACATGATACTGATTTAATGAAATACCTTTTAATATTTACTCGAATTTATGAGCTATATTATATAGATGATAATGCTGACTTTTGCAGCAAGATTATAAAACCTACTGATGGTTATGCCTATAAGGAGAAGTCTTCGGGTGAGGTTTTATTTTTTATCCATGAATTTAAAAATGATTTTGATAATACTACATCTTATATTGATGTTTATACCAATGATAAGATTTACCACTATGATAATAAATTCAATGAGATAGCTATTCCTACTAATAATATATTTGGAGAGGTACCAGTAACTGTTGGTGAACTTACTGAAGAAAAAGCAGATGATAGTTTATTCAAAGATATCAGAGGTCTTCAAGATGCCTTTGAAACTAATCTAAGTGATGTCGGTAATGAGATAAGTGACTTTAGAAATGCCTATTTAGTATTTAAAAATGCTCAAGTAGATGATGACAAGATACCTAAAATGAAAGAATTGGGTGTAATTCAATTCCCTAATTCAACAAATGGGGATGCAGTTTGGCTAATCAAAAATATAAACGATACATTTATCCAAAATACACTTGATAGATACGAAGATACAATGTACCAGCTAGCTTGCCTTACAAATCACAATTTAAACCTTAAGAAGAATAAAAACTATGATTATAAAGAAGTTAAAGCACTTTATACACCCAATATTCCTAGTGATGACCTTGCAACAGCTCAAATGCTTGCACAAATTCCGGATGATACTATTTCTAAGGATACTGGTAGAGGTTTATTCAGCTTTGTAAATAATAAAGTAGTTGAAGGTGAAAAAGTAAAGAAGGAAAAGCAAGATGATTTACCGGAAGTAGATTTGGATAATCTAGGTGATGAATAATGACTAGAGAAGAGGAGTTTATCGAAAGTCTTTATGATGAAGCAGAAGAGCGAACAAAAGAAGTTTACAAAGAACAAAAGAAGAATAGAGATAATCTACTCCAGGAATTAGCTTTAATAATGTTAACTTATACTGTTTTAGATGGTCTAATGAGCCTTAAAAGCAAGGATAAAAAGAAGGAATCAATAGGTTATCTAATATAATTCTAAAGTCTGCAAAAGACCGAGGAGAAACACAAGGTAAGGTTATAAAAGATATATTAGAGAGTGCAGTTAAAGAGACTTTTAATTTCTACTCCTACAATGCAAAACTTAAAGATGTTAAAAAGATTATAGATAAAAACTTTAAGGGCAAACATTTTTCTGAGAGAGTTTGGGAGAATGAAAATGAAGTCGCAAAACATCTACACAAGCAAGTTAATGACTTTCTTAATGGGAAGGTTAATGTTAATCAAATTAAGAAGGATATTGAGAAAACATTCAATACTAATGCCTACAACGCTAAAAGGTTAGTAGAAACTGAGGTTAACAGGTGTTCTAGTAATGCTTTCGATAGGTTTTGCAAAGAAACCAATGTTGAAAAGGTGAGGTACAATGCAACTTTAGATAGTAGATTATGCATTGACTGTGCTCAGTATCACGATAAGGTGTTTAATTTGGATGAAAAGATAGAAGTACCAAGACATCCATTGTGCAGATGTTTTTATACTATAGAAGAGTAAAAGCACTTACTTATATAAGGAGTAGGTGCTTTTTATTATGTTTATAAATTTCTGCGAATTAGTTCTTGTCCTATAGTTGAAATAGTTTTTTCAAGTTGACTTTGGTTACTAAAAGTTGTTAAACCTACTAATTGTTTTGCAATAGATTCGGTGTTAATATTGAATGTTTTATCGTAACTATCTATATTATCATGGTATTTGATTATTACGTCAAAAGAAATATAAGGATCTTTTTTATAGATTACCCTAGAAGAGTAAACTTGATTTGGTGCTATGGAACATTTTGATAAGTTGTAGAATGGTTTTGTATTATTAGCGTAGAAGTTATCATTACTAAACTCGATGTTATCAATAACTGCACTTGATCTACCGAAGTTTTTAATAACAAGGTAGTTCATTCTTTCTGAATCAACTTGTATATAATCTGAATATATAACAACATCAGATTTATTAGAATCCTTTATTGAATCATTGGTTTGTTTTAATGATCTAACTGCTATGAAAATTGAAACAATTGATGTGAAAGTACTAGCAATTATAGCTATTATTTGTATTATGTCAGAAGTAGTCAAATTTTCACCCCCTCATTCTGTATAAATATATTTTATCAAAGTTTTAGGTCTTAGGAAACTAAGACTTTTTATTATACAAAATACATCTCATGGACAGTGAAGTGTATGAGGGGTATACATTATTAAATTAAAAAGTTGTGTCTTAAGGTGCTTATTGCAGTTTAAGGGATAAGGAGGGTTATATGTTAAAGAAAGATTTATTAGAAAAAATTAAAAATGCAAAAGATGATGAAGATATTAACTCACTATTAGGTGGTACTGATATCGAGGAGCAGTTTAAAGCTAGTGGACTTACATTGGATGGATTTAAGGATAAGTTTAAGAGTGATAAAGACTTTAAAGCTTATTTAGAAAGTGAAAATGATAAGTATGATAACAAAGCTTTAGATACTTGGAAAAAGAACAATTTAGAAAAGGAACTTGAACCGTTTATTACGGAAAGGTATCCGGATTTAGTTACTGACCCAGTTAAGAAAGAAGCCGCTGAAGCGAAGAAGGAAATTGAAAAGCTTAAGGCTGAAATGGTTAGAAAAGATTTATTAAATGAAGCTACTAAGTATGCACTAGAAAAGAAATTACCAGTTAAACTTGTTGAAAAATTCTTAGGTGAGGATTTAGATTCTACAAAATCTAACTTAGATAGTTTTGGTGAGGATTGGAGCAAAGGTCTTGAATCTTTAGTAGATGAAAAAATGAAGCAATCTAGCTATGTGCCAGGTGGAAGTAATCCGGATGGTTCAAAAATGTCTATAGGTCAATCTATAGCAGCTGAAAACAATAAATCAAGTTCAGTTCCAAATGATCCTTGGGCAAGTAAATAATATGAGGAATGAACAATGGATTTTATTAACTACATTACAGAAAATGCTTTAATTTTAATACCAGTACTATTGATAATTGGTACTATGCTAAAGAATACTGAAAGGATACAAGATAAGTATATCCCAGTGATTTTACTACCAGTTGGTATCATATTAAGTGTTTGTATAATGAAAGGATTTAGTGCAGATAGTGTTATACAAGGTATATTAGTAACAGGAGCTGCAGTATACGGTAATCAATTAATTAAACAGTTATCTAAAGAGTAGTTGCAAGAGTGGGAGAAATCTCACTCTTTTATATTTAAGGAGGAATGTTTTATGAAACAAATAACAAGGAAAATATCAAATTATAATTTTTCAAATAGAAACGGGCAATCAATAAAATATATAGTATTGCACTTCACAGGAAATCAAAATGATACTGCTCTAAATAATGCGAATTATTTTGGTAGCTGCAATAGAAATGCTTCAGCGCATTATTTTATAGACGGTGACAACATAGTGCAAGTTGTAGAGGATACTAACGCTAGTTGGAACTGTGGGGATGGTAATGGTATTTATGGTATAACTAATCAGAATTCCATAGCCATAGAAATGTGTGGTACTAATGGGGATATATCATCCGCTACAGAAACTAATACAGTAGAATTAGTTAAGTATTTAATGGATAAATATAGAATAGATATAGACCATGTAGTGAGGCACTATGATGCCAGTAGAAAGATATGTCCAGCACCATGGAGCAAAGATAATTGGAGCAAGTGGAATGAGTTTAAAAATAAATTAACTGGTACTGAAAACATTAATACTATTGCACCCGAAACTCCACCAGTGCAAGAAAGTGTAGATGTTACTTACCAGGTATATAACAATGGCAGATGGTTACCTAACGTTGTTAACTTGGAGGACTATGCTGGAATATATGGAGAATCTATTAGTGGTATATTTGCAAATACAAATAAAGGATATCTACAGTATAGAGTTCATATAAACGATAGATGGTTACCGTGGGTAACAGATCGACAAGATTATGCTGGTATTCTAGGCACTAATATAGATGGGTTGCAAATGCAATTAGTAGATTTACCAGGATACAGTGTTAAGTACAGAG